CTAGTTTAAAAATTAAAGAGGAGATTTCAATGGCCGAAACAGAAAAGACTCTTGAGGCGACAGTAAAAGAAGTAACAGAAGCAACAGCTGCTGATGCTCCTAAAAAGAATGCTGTGGCGGCTGAACCTACACATCTGAAAAATGATGCTGAAGATTTAGGCGCAGCTGTAGTTAAACCTACAGACAGTAATCCTGACGCTACAAAGAAAGTAAAACAAGTTTCTGGCGACCCACAACAGAAAAGTCAAGGTGCTGCTGACGCAATGCCAAAACTTAAAGGTGAGTCAAAAGAAGCTGAAGAAGACTCGGAAGACAAAGAAATCAAAGAAGGCGAAATGCCTGCTGGTCTTAAAAAATACCTTGACAAGAAAAAAGACAAGGAAGATTCTAAAGAAGAAGTGAAAGAAATGTCACACGATTCTGAAGAAAATATAGACGAGAAGGAAAAGAAAGAAGCTATGCACGATTCTGAAGAAAAGAAAAAAGATGAATTAAAAGCTTCTTACAAAAAAGAGGAAATTGACGTAAAAGAACACGTTGACGCCCTTGTCGCTGGAGATGATTCTTTATCTGAAGAATTTAAAGCTAAGGCTGCTACTGTATTTGAAGCTGCAATTAAATCTAAAGTTAAAGATATTGCGGAAGAAATTGAAGCAGACTACAAGCAAAAATTTGAAGAAGAAACTTCTAAAGCTAAAGATGAGTTAGTTGAAAAAGTTGACTCTTATCTATCATACGTGGTAGAGGAGTGGATGAAAGAAAACGAACTTGCTTTAGAAAGAGGTATCAAAGGTGAAATCGCTGAGGACTTTATTGGTGGTTTGAAAAAACTATTTGAAGATCACTACATAGATGTTCCAGACGAAAAATATGATGTATTAGAAAATCAAGCTTCAAAAATTGAGGAGTTAGAAAAAAAACTTAACGAATCAGTTGCGAAGAATGTTGAATTAAACAAAGCAAACGGTGAGATGAAAAGACTAGACATTATTGATGAGGCGTCTAAAGACCTTACTGACACTGCTAAGGAAAAATTCAGCAAACTTGTTGAAGAAGTAGATTATTCTAACGAAGAAGACTTTTTGAAAAAAGTATCTACAATTAAAGAAAGTTACTTTGGTAAGAAAGACTCTTCTGGTGAGATAGATGATGTGGCGGCAGACTCTCAACCTTTAAATGAGGATTTGAGCAATGCAATGGCTGCTTATAGTGCCGCTATAAGTAAAACAAAAGACATTAAGTTGTCTAACAAGTAATATAGGGAGATAAAAACAAATGTATTTATCAGAACAATACGAAAAAAAATGGCAGCCTGTGTTAGAGCATCCTGATCTTCCAAAGATCGACAACTCTTACAGACGTGCCGTTACAGCTACTATCTTGGAAAACCAAGAAAGAGCAATGAAAGAGGACGCTGCTTTCTTAAACGAAGCTGCTCCTACTAACTCTACAGGTAGTGCAGTTGCTAACTGGGATCCAATTTTGATCTCATTAGTAAGAAGAGCAATGCCTAATCTTATCGCATACGATATCGCTGGTGTACAACCAATGACTGGTCCAACTGGACTTATCTTTGCAATGAGAAGTAGATACACTTCACAAACAGGAAACGAAGCTTTATTTGATGAAGCGGATACAGACTTCTCTAGTAGAAATGCTGCTGGTGATTCATCATCAGACGCAGGCACATCAGGTGCTACAGAGCAAAGAGGAACTAACCCAGCAGTATTGAACGATTCTGTTCCTACAGACTTCACAAGAGGTCAAGGTATGACTACAGCTACGGCTGAGGCATTAGGGGATGCTTCTGGTAACGCTTTTGCTGAAATGGCTTTCTCAATTGAGAAATCAACAGTAACAGCTAGATCAAGAGCTCTTAAAGCAGAATACACTATGGAACTTGCACAAGACTTAAAAGCAATCCACGGTTTAGACGCAGAAACAGAATTAGCAAATATTCTATCTGCTGAAATTCTTGCTGAAATCAATAGAGAAGTTGTTAGAACAATATACATCAATGCAGAAAAAGGTGCTGCTGTTAATACAACTACAGCTGGTATCTTTGATTTAGACACAGACTCTAATGGTAGATGGTCAGTTGAGAGATTCAAAGGACTAATGTTCCAATTAGAGAGAGATGCTAATAGAATTGCACAAGGAACAAGAAGAGGAAAAGGTAATATGATTATCTGTTCTGCTGACGTTGCTAGTGCGCTTCAAATGGCTGGTGTTTTAGATTACACTCCTGCATTAAACAACAATCTAAACGTTGATGACACTG